ATCCTGACTAACTTTATAAAGTCTGTCTAACTCGCTTATTTCTCTTGATGCTAATTCTGAGGCTGATTTACGAGCTTCGCTTAATTGGTTTATTTGGTCGCCTATTGTTTGAAGTTGTCGTCCCCCTTTCATTAATCCACCTATAAACTCCCCTATTTCCTTACCGTAAACAGTTAACAAAGTGATACCAATTCCCATTGCAGTCTGCCAACTTGCAAAAGCACCTAATAATTGAGAAAGTACGCTTGTAGTAGGTTTACCTTGTTTTACTAATTCTTTATTTTGTGTAATTGCGTTACCTATTGCATCGGTAAAAATTGGGATGTTATTTGAAAGTGCCATAAAACCCGTTTGTACTGAATAAGTAAAGGCTGGCATTTCACGTGTTAACTGATTAATTGAGTTTGACAAAGGATTAAAACCACTTGCATAGTTACCTACATTCCTTTGGTGTTTACCCATTGTAGCATCAACCGCTTTTAATGTCTTGTCGTAAGTTTGAATTTTACCTTGAAGAAAAGTGTAACGACTCGCTTCTTTATCTGTCAAAGCAATACTTAACTCTTTTTTGGTTGCTAGGTTTTTATATTCAGCTGATAATAAATTAAGTTTAGCTTGTACTTTATTGTATAAATTTTCACTAGCTTGTAATTTAGCCTGTTCTTTTGTTAATTGTGTTTCATATTTATCAAAGGCTTTCTCCCTAGCTAATTGTAGTTTTATTTCGGCTAATCTTGCACGTTCTAACGCTTTTTCAGTATTTGCAATAGCTTTCTCTTGTTTTTGGTATTCATTAGTGATTGACTTTAAAGCACTATCCGAACCGCTCGGAGTTTTAGCACCAATCATATTATCATTCACAACCTTAACGTTAGAAATCATTTTCACAATTTCAGCGTTTGCAGTTTGTAAACTTTTTAAGGCATCGGGACTTAATATTTCTATAAATTCGCTCATTTCTTTTTACTTTGATTTATTATTTTTTCTGCTGATTTTTCATAAGCCACATATTCCGCTAAGGTCAAATCACTATTTAAACTCCTTTGATGAACGTTTGAAAGTCCGATAATACTATCGTAATAGTCAAAATCTTTACTAACTGCATCTTTTACTAGGTCTTTTAGTTCTAATTTACAAATACTTAAATCGTTATTTAAAACTCCAATTTCGATTGTTAATACCCTATGCACTTCTTCCTTAAATGGTAAATTCTCATCGATGTAAATATCACAACCACTTTTTAACGCTTTCAATATATCTAACCGCATTTCTTTGGTTGTCTTATTGTAATAAATAAACTTTAAAGTTGATTTAATCGTGTTTATTTTGTAATCTAAAAAAGCTATTGAATTTGTTAATCTTAAAAACTCATTCGCTTGATGATTGTTTGATTTGATAAAATAATCGTCATAAATAAACATAAACACCGTTTCTAAATCAGTTTCTTTTGGTTTAGGCTTCAATAACTGATAATCCTTTGTCTTTAATATTTCAAAGAAAACCTTTGCCGGAATGTTATCTATTTTACTGTATTTGGGCATATTGCTTAATCTGTCTTAAAAACGGGTGTATATAAATTTCCTTTTGTCTGTTCTCAAACCATTGCTGATTTAATCCTAAAATATCAATTCCATAACGTCCCGTTAAGTTGTTTGGATCACTAGCATTAAATAAATAAGTTCCACTTGTGAACGGTTCAACTCGCATACTGTTTACAAATGTTCTAGTTAACATCAAATCGACGTAACCGTTTGCAAATGGGTTAATTTCACGCTTAAAAAAATAGTATTCAGCATCTTTGTAAGTACCTATTCTACTTCCATTGGGTAATTCACCGACTGTAAACTCGTCAATTTTACGCTGTTTTAGGCTTTGATTGTCGCTTATTACTATCTTTTGCACTATTTCTTGAAGCGTTGATAGGTTTAGCAACTTCTGTAACCTTTGCTGATATTGGGTTGGACTCATTTGATTTATTTTTACCGCAATCTAAACATTTACATTCTTTACTAATTTTAGGGTTTTTGATAAACTCATCAATTAAAATATCATTCTTTTGACTTGTATTGTCTAAAATCCATTGCTTTTTATCATCTTTGCAAAGTTTTAAAAAGGCTTCTGCATCGCTTCCGAAAATCTGTTTATTAAATATTTCCATTTTGTTATAATTAAAGAAGGCAACCAAATTTAATTGATTGCCTTTCATCCTTGTTATTGCAAATATAATGATTAAATCATTACCTTTTACGCTACGGGTGTAATTTCTGCCGTTGCTCCTTTATAGTAACGATTTCCTATTTTAGCAACTGCAACACCCTCAACACTATCGTAAAGCTCAACTACTACTGCATCACCTGTTGTTAACGTCGCTGTTGGTGTAAAACTCCATTCACTTGTCAAACTATTGTAACTCAAAGAAAGTGCCGTGATAACGTCCGCAACACCGTCAATAGTACATTTTAAGTTAGCAATAGCAATACCTCCTAAGTTAGTAGCTTGGTTCATATCAAAAGTAGCTTTGAAATAAACTTTATCCTCTGACACATCCGCTCTACCAGTCATTACAATATCCGTAATAGGGAAGATTTCAGTATTAACATTAAAGTCTAAAATAGAAGCATCTAATAAAGCTACATCTCTATTGAATTGTGCTTCGTTAATGATTTGAATAGAAGTTGTAACGCTTGATGATGTGTTACCATCGGTAAACATATACGTTCCGCTATTCATCATTCCTAAATCAAATCCCGTTAATGTTGATCCACTTGTTGCACCTGCAACCGCTCCACTTGCAAAAACGAAAAGAACGTCATACGCTTGAAACGAGTTGTAAGTGTATAAAGCATTGGCAAATTTCCAACCACCTCGCAAATATTTGAAGTTAAATTGTGGTAAACCATTACGAACAACTGACATAACACCGCCTTGATATTCTTCTGTCGTTGCTTCCGGTGTGTTGTTAGTAACCTCAACCGCTCCTAAAATTGGAATAAAGTTTCCTAATTGGATTTGCTCATTAACGTAATCTTTATCAAAAGTTCCGCTAGTCAAGTCTAAAGACCATCCTTTTGGTACTAAGATTTTACCCGTTAATCTACCCTCCTGTAAAATACAGTCCGGCAAACCTAAATTTTTTCTAACTGTTAAACAGTTTTTTTGATTGTATAAAATCATAATTTTTTTATGTGTTAAATTGAATTGTTTGTATGCAACTTGATAACCCGTTAAAGGTAATTGAGCTTTCTAAAACAATAGCATTACAGATATAAACCAAACTTTCATCAACTGACCGCATTGAGTAGTTTTTTACTCTTTGCGTTCTAAAATCTGTATTGTCAATTCGGCTAATTCCGCTTTGTTCTAAAGCTATCAATAAATTATCGAGTATCGGTTGCAAAATTAATTTAAAATCGTATTCGTGTTGATATGGGTTGAACTCATTCGGTGCTTGACTTTCATGTAAAATAACAATCTTTGCGTTACGGGTTACACTTGGTTCACGGTTATCGTTTGTGTCTTGCCCTTCTACTAACCAAATAAGTGGGAAACTTACTTTTCCATTCATAGTTAGATAAGTTGCTAAAACATTTTCTGTCCCCCATCCGTATTTAACATTAGTTGTATTTGCTCCGACTGTAATATTAGGCAGCAACTCGACTAAACGTTGTAACTCATCTTCAAAGATTATCATAACCCAAAAGTGTTTTTATTCGTGTAAACTGCAAACTTTGACAAATCCCATAAAGGAAAATTCTCTTTTTTATCAATTAGATAATTGTACAATGAAACATTTAGTTCATCATTACAACCGAACCAATCAATAAAATGATTATAAATAATCGGTTCTTGTAAATATCCACCTTGATATAATTGTATGAACTTTTGATTTGAATTTGCTATTTTATAAGCTGGGCTGATTAACGATGCTTTCTCTGGGGATAGTTGTACGTTTCCATTTGCAACTAACCTAACATTTGTTTCAGTCATAAACTCCTCAAAAATTCTATAAGCTATAAGTGAATAATCATTTTCTAGACCTTGCCACACTTTACCGTCATATTCTTCACCTTCTACCAACTTTTTATAAGAAGCGTATAACGGATTCGTAAAAGAGTCCGTTATCGCTAATTGAAGTTCATTATACATCGCTAAACCTAAAGCATTTAATAAAATCGATTTTTCTACTCGTAAACACAAAGCATCCAAATAAGCCACATCGTTAGGTGTTTGCAATGTTGGGTTAGCTACTAAAGTTTGTACACTCAAAGGAATGTTTAACTCATTAGCTTTTTGAAAGTATGTTTTATCGATTATATTAGGCATTATTTCTCTGTTTTAGCTTGTTTTTTTTCTGTTTTCTTAGTAGTGTATAAGTGAGCATCTTCTTTGGCTACTCTCGTAACTTTACCGTTATACTCAACTTCTACCGTACTATCTAACCAATATCCCATAATACTATGCTTTAGTTAAAGCCGTGATAGCATCAGAGAAATCTCCGTAAACAAAAGCTCCGTAATGATTTGATTTTACTCTTTGTACAAGTCTAGCCTCAGCTAAAATAGTTACAAGGTTTTTAGTAAAATCATCATTTTCGTAACCTACATTAATAGTCAAACCTTCTTTGAATCTTACTCCTGATTTAGTGAAATCCCCAACTAAGAATTTATCAATAGTAACTCCCGTATTGGCAATGATTCTAACACCGCTAACGATTGTTCCATCAACTGCTGCGAATGGAGGCATAATATACTGTCCATCTGTTGCTTTTGATAACTCCATTGAAGCGACATCAGTTGGATGCATTACAATATAAGTAGGCTCAAACAAGTTAACTCTCACTTGATTTAAAGCAGTTCTTAAAACATCCCATTTAGTAGGAGTTGGAATA